TAACTCATAAATATCTTTTTCGTATTTTCTATCTCTGTTTTCCAAAAATAGGATATCCTGAATAAAAATTTCTGAGTTATCTACAGCACTGCTGGGTCTTGTTGGGTCTCCTGTATTTGGAGTATCCTGAATACCCATGTATTTGTGTACATGGACACCAGTACCACCAGCATAGATGTGCTCTCCTACAATTCTGTCTATAAAATTGTAGTCATTTGTTTTTATTGGATTCCATAAACTTAATTTCGGCATAACACTATTTATCAGAACTTTGACGTGCACACTCTAATGTTGACTAAATATCAGACACAGGATACACAATGAAATTAACCCGCGGTGCAAGGCCTATAAAAAATCAAACTGTATTAGACTGGTATAATCAGCATCAGTATAAAGATATCTCACTAGATGAGTATGTAGACGTTTGGCGAAATTGGGTAGAATTCTCTGATTTAAACTCTATAACAGGCTTAAATAAATTTACTCACGCACATTATACACAAGGAACAAGCCAAACATTTGATAATTTTGTGATGCGACATGCTAAAAACAGATGCATTATAGCACTTGACGGTGAATTCCAATACCATGCATGTTTAGGCAAACACATAGAATTTAAAAGCATGCGCCATGTTCATCCAGATTACATGTACGGAAAGGACATGCATGCACTAATTATTAGTGCACCGTTTAGTGATTACGGATGTATGCACCCAGAATTTGAAGTGATTATGGATTTATGTAATCAGTTTGAAATTCCTGTATGCTTAGATATTGCATATTGGGGTATTGGTAAACATATACACATAGATTTAGACAACTTTCCGTGTATTAAAGAAGTCACATGCAGTCTAAGCAAGCCCTTTTTTACCTTAGAAAATCACAGAGTTGGCATTAGATTTGCCAGAGAAGATTTTGATGACGGCATAACTATGCTTAATGATGTAGATATGCAAAATAAGCACAGTATGAGTTTGGGTGTGCATTTTATGAAAAATTTTTCACCCGACTGGAACTGGATAACTTATAAACAAAAATATGAACAAATATGCGATGAGCAGGACTTGGTATACACTGACACAGTAATATTTGGTTTAGGTACTGATGAAAAACATGAAGAATTTAACAGAGGGATAGCCAATAACCATCGTGTGTGTATAAGCGAGTTTTTAGGAGATGTAAATGATAGTTAATAGTCATAATGATTGGGATCCTTTAGAGGAAATAATTGTAGGACATGCCCATCATAGCCGTATTGCTACTGATATTAGTGCAAACAGTTTTGGTTATGCCACACTAAAACCAGAAGAATTACCACCTGAAGGACCATATCCGCAATGGATTATTGACGAAGCAAATGAAGACGCAGACGGTCTTGCAGACACACTTACAAAGATGGGTGTTAAAGTACACAGGCCTAAAATTATTGATTGGGAAGAAACAGAATACAACATAGGTCAAGGTTGGAAAAGCAAAGGTTGGTACAGTTGGTGCCCACGCGATTGTATCTTGCCATTAGGTGATATGCTCATAGAAACACCAAGTCCAGTAAGAGCAAGATATTTTGAAAACAGATTATACGAGGATATTTTATACGAAGCATTTGAAGATGGTGCTATGTGGTTACAAGCACCCAGACCTAAATTGCTCGATAGTTTATATCAATTTGAGGACATTGTAGGCAAGCCCACACTGTTAGATCACGAAATTATTTTTGATGCACCAAACATTGTTAGAGTAGGCAGAGACTTATTGTATCAAGTAAGCAATTCAGGTAATATGAAAGGCTACAAGTGGTTAAAGAGATTGTTAGAGCCAATGGGTTATAAATTACATTATAGTGAACTTTATAGTTTTGCACATTTTGATAGCACTATTGTTCCACTTAGACCTGGTCTTGTCCTGTTAAACAGCACAAGAGTAAATGACGATAATTGCCCTGAAATGTTTGCAAAGTGGGATAAGATTTATTTTGAAGATTGTGTTGCTAGAGGCAATGCAATAGCAGGATATCCAGACCCTTGTTCTCCTTATATTGGTATGAACATTTTAAGTGTTGACCAAAACACAATCATTTGTGACTCAGCACAAGAACCTCTGATGAGAGAACTGGATAAGTATGGTATAGACAGTGTACCTGTACAATTTAGACATGCTATGACTTTGAGTGGCGGAATACATTGTGCTACTTTGGATTTAAGACGCAAAGGTACATTGGAGAGTTATTGTGATTGAAGGTAAAATAAACATAGATTTTTTAACTGAAGAAATGTTAGAAAATACAGAGTATGCGGAAAAAAATTATGTACCCGACGGCAACGGACTATGGGAACGTATGGGAGTCACACCACCTCCATATACTACTGAAAGTCCCGTTGTACTACAATCATTTGGTGATGCCTGTCCTGATTGGGCACATCAGATTGCTGATAAATTTGACTGGATAAGTCATAAACAAGTAACAATCAATAAAATTACTCCAGGATGTTTTATACCTCCCCACAAGGACACTATGTATAAAATACGAAAGTATGTAGAAGACAATAATATAGATATCACAGGCCAAGAGTTAATTCGTGTAACAATTTTCTTAACTGATCACAAATTAGGACACTGGATTAACATTGGTGGTAATTCTATAGATGCATACAGCAAGGGTGATTACGCATTTATATTTCCTAATCAATTGCACTTAGTTGCCAATTTAGGTTTTGAAAATAGATACACCATGCAAGTTACCGGAACTACTAAAACAAGGACTACAACATGAGAATTTTTATTACAGGCGCAGACGGCTTTATTGGCCAACACATGGTTGAGAGACTAAAAGACAACCATGAACTAGAATTTTTACAACATGATTTAAGAGATCATGACAAAGTAGGATTTCAGATCAGACAGTTTGATCCACATGTTATTGTGCATCTTGCGGCCCGCACAGAAGTAGAAGACAGTTTTTACGAGCAAATTACATTCAGCGAGATAAATTATGTAGGCACTGTTAATTTAATTGAGATAGCGGCTAAACTTCCAAACTTGCAAAATTTTGTATTTGCTAGTACAATGGAAGTATATGGATGGCAACCGATTAGTGATCTTATTAAAGAAGGCAGAGAAGAAGGAATTATTGCATTTAATGAAAGCACACCTCCAAATCCTAATGCTCCTTATGCTGTCGCTAAGTATGGGTGCGAGAAATATCTCGAATACGCCCATAGAAGTTATGGGTTACCCTTTACTGCAATCCGTCAGACTAATGCGTATGGAAGAAAAGATAACAACTTCTTTGTAACAGAGCAAATCATTTATCAAATGTTAACTAACGAAAAAGAAATTAACTTAGGTTACGGTGAACCGTATCGTAACTTTATCTATATCGATGATTTACTTGATGCTTGGCAGGCAGTTATTGAAAATCCTGATAAAGTTAAGGGTGAAATTTTTTGTATTGGTCCAGATAATGCAATCAAAATTAAAGATTATGTACAGCTCATTGCTAGTAAACTAGATTGGAAAGGCCATGTAAATTGGAACACTAAACCTAAACGTGCAGGAGAAATTTATTTGTTGAATAGTACAAACCATAAAATAACTACTAGATTAGGTTGGACTCCAAAAGTTGGATTGAACGAGGGTCTTGACAGAACTATTGCTATCTGGAAAGATATAGTGGAAAATGAACTACCGTTTAATTTAGATAGAAAGTTCTCCAAGGGCAAATAAATGAAAAGAAAGATACTGCTAATTGTGGGTGGCAGTGATCTGGCAGGCGCCGAATTAGACGGTTCCATGGATTCAGAATATAACCGTGCAAATTCGTTTGCGGCTCGCTTGGCTAATCCAGGCCGCGTCTTTGACGGATACGAAGTCATTAATGCCGCGACTTCAGGTAGTGCTAACAGCACTATAGTCAGAACAGCACTCATGTGGTTCAAAGAAGAATATGATCCTGAAACCATGGATGTTTTTGTGATTGTAGGGTGGACTGAAAGTGCTCGCATGGAAGCACCTTGGCCAGAACCGTTGTTCAGCAAAGATGATACATGGCCCTTTGCGGACTTTTGTGCACAAGAAAATTTTCTTTACCTGAATGTCAATGTAGGATGGGAATATAGCGACCCAGTACAAGCCGCCAAAGCAAATGATTACATTAATTTCATGGCCGACAACCAACACTTTTTTGAGCAACTAAGTTTAAATTTGGTTATGCAACTACAGTGGTTTTTGGAAAAACAGCACATACCTTATTATATGTTAAACACTTTGCACATGTTTTCAAAAGACAACAAACATTTAGAACCTTATTATTGTTTGCTCAATGAGCATCGATACATGTATTATGATAATAACGCAGAGTCGTTTTATACCAAATATAAAGAGTTGGGCTACACAAATCCCAAAGCAAAGTATTGGCACCATGGTGAGGAACCACATCAATTATATTCGCAACTAGTTGAGAGCAACATACACGAGTTTAATCTGTTAGAGAAACCATGAAGATATCTATAATAGGTGACAGTTATGCTACAGACTTACAACTAAGTTGGGTATCTCTGTTAGCAAAAGATCATGACGTGGAATGTCTGAGTCAACCTGGGTGTAGCGAGTATAAAATTTATAAACAGGCACAACAAGTATCTACTGACACAGATTATGTAATTGTTTCTCACACCAGTTGGAGCAGGATACCAGTTGAGAGGCATCCTGTACATACATCAGGATATCATGTAAACTGTGATTTGTTATATGCTGATTGTGATGCTAACGATGTTAAAACAGCAACAGACTTTTTTGAAAATCATTTTTGGGAAGACTTTTGGATAGACACATACAAGTTATATCGAAACCTAATTAATGAAACACTGTATGGCTATCCAGTTTTACATTTGGATTTTTTTGATCATAAATTAGGAACAGAGTCTAACTTGTTAGATTTCTCAACAATGAATGAACAATACCCAGGTTTTATTTGCCATATGAATCAAATAGGCAACGACATAGTTTACGAACAGGTTTTACAGGCAATAAAAAAATGATTAAAGTAGGACTAGTACAACCTAATTTCCAATCTGGACCAAAATATCTAAATGCTTACTATTTGCCTTATAGTGTTGGATTACTTTGGGCCTATGCAAGAACACAAAAACAAATACTGGACAACTATACCGACCATGTCTGGATTTTTCGAAGAGACCCTATAGATGAAGTTGTGCAAAAATTATCTGATTGTAAGATAGTGTTCTTTAGTTTGTATGTGTGGAACAAAAGTTACTGCTTTGAGGTTGCTAAAAGACTAAAACAAAAACACAAAGAAATTTATTGTGTGTTTGGCGGTCCAGAAACGCCACACACTGAACAAGACCTGTTTTTAAAATATCCTTTTCTGGATACTATTATAGTGGGAGAGGGCGAGCAGGCAGTATCTGAAATACTGTTAAAGTTTTTAGATTATGAGCCAATAGATAGTGTAGTCAAGTCACCCAGAATAAAAGATTTGCAAATACCCAGTCCATATTTAGACGGTGTGTTTGATAAATTGATGGCAGAGCACCCTGATATAGAATGGATGCCTACATTAGAAACCGATCGTGGCTGTCCATACAAATGTACATTTTGTGATTGGGGTAGTTTAACAGCAAGCAAAGTTATCAGATTTGATTTACACAGGGTGTACGCAGAACTAGAATGGATAGCAGAAAAGAAATTACCATTTCTCACTATGACTAATGCAAACTTTGGAATTTTTCGTGAACGTGATAATCTGATTGCTGACAAAATTGTAGAATTAAAACAAAAGCATGGCGTACCAAACGGCATTAGTGTGAGCTATGCCAAAAATAGTAACGCCGATGTGTTTAACATTATCAAAAAGTTTAGCACTGTAGGAATACAAAATGGTTTTATCTTGAGTTTACAAACCACAACACCCAAAGTTCTAGAAGCAATTAAACGTACAAACATGGATATAAACGACATAAGTGAGATTGCAGAGCATGCCAATCAGGCACAGTTGCCTGTGTTTACAGAGATAATATTAGGACTGCCCTTAGAAACGTATCAGAGCTTCAAGACAGCAATTACTGATGTTATTGGTAGTGGACTGCATAATGGCTTGGATATCTTTTTGCTGAACATGATAGAGAACGCTCCCCTACAACAAGATGTGGAAAAATATAAATTAGAAACATTTACCGCATACGATATGTTTTACGAAACAGAAGAAGTTGTTGATACAGAAACTGCTGAAGGTATAGAAGTAATAAGAAGTACCAGTACTATGAGCCAACAGGATATTTTTAAGTCTTATATGTATGCCTGGTTTATAATGGGATTGCACAGTAATGGTATTGCTGACATACTTGCAAAGTATTGTGTAAAATCAGGAGTATGTACATACACAGAGTTTTACGATCAATTAATACCTCATCTGATGCAACACACCGTTATTAAAGATTGGTATTTCATGATAGAAGATGCATTTAAAAAATGGATAGAGTCCGGCTTTTTTAACGTATCAGTAAACCAAAAAGATTTTATTAGTTGGCAAATCATGCATAGTTTGCTGGTGATAGCTCAACTTACAGATAATCTGCATGATATCATAAAATCGGTTGCAAATTTTGCCAAAATAACCTATAATCTGCAAGATGTTGTAGTTAATGACTATATAGCATTAAGTACTAACAGAATTAAAACATGGAACGATTATAAGGTTAACCCTCAAATAATCAATACACATACAAATTTATGGGACTTTGTTCAAAATACTGACAGTAAATTTGATCAGGTAACTAAACAGTACTCAGTAAGAGACAGATTTGATCAGTTTCCAGAAGAACTAGAGCAACATCTGGATTATATACTGTACGGTAGAAGGCGTAATTGGGTTCTTAACGTTCTTGACAACGCCTAACAATGTGTTATAATATTTGAGTTATCCGCTGAGAGAGCAACAATGGCAAAAAAGAGATCGGTATCAACTAATGGTTTGAGTATTCCAGAGTGGGAAATGGTTCGTCCTGACATCAAACCTTTTAAAAACTCTAAAGGCATCACCAAAGACTATGAAAGACTAAAGAGAGAAGCTCTGTTTTTCATACATTACGAAGTTTCTGATAAACTGATTGCTACAGAGTTTCACAAATATTGTCAAACTCATTTCGATAAAAAATTAGCAGTGCTAGTCAAAAAACTTCCTGACTATAACTTTAGCACTGCTGGCAAATACGCATACTTGGCCGCAAAAGGTGGTGTAATTTCTGAATCAGAGGAACAGTACATTAAAGACTGTTTTGATAAAAATATTGAAAAAGCCAAGCAACTAGATAAGGAAAAGAAAATTGCTGAAAAAGAAAAACCCAAAGCACCTGTTATCAGTATACAGGACAGAATGAAAGAACAAGTTTATCCATTATGTGGAATGTGGGACGAGTTGTTAGATGAACTATGTGCAGATAATTATGATATCAAAAAGTTTGATCCTTTTTCTAACATGAAAGCATTTGGTGATGCTCAAATTAAACCTGCACATGCAAAAGTTATAAAAGATATATACGAACCAGAAATTGCAGAAGCACAGGAAGTAGTTGAGTGGAAGGACGAAGAAATAAAAGAAGCATATAGTTTTCTCAACACTCCACAAAAAAGAAAAACATTTGCATTATTTTTTGAAAAAATTGTAACTGCTTGTGATACTGTCATTAACACTGGAAAATCTACTAGAAAAGCCAGAAAGCCAAAAGCAGTTAGTAGAGAAAAACTTGTGGCTAAGATGAAATACAAAGTAAGTGAGCCTAGTTTAGGTTTAGCCAGTATGAATCCAGTAGCCATTATAGATGCACACATACTTTGGGTATACAACACTAAAAATCGCAAGTTAGGTGTATATGAGAGTGATGGTATGGTACCGTTGTCAGTTAAAGGAACAACTATACAGAACTTTGTGGCAAGTAAGAGCACACAAAAGACTGTGCGTAAGCCAGAAGAATTGCTCAAAGGGGTAGACAAACTGGCAAAAACCAAGATACAAAAACTGTATACAGAAATTAATGCAGTAGAAACAAAGATGAACGGCAGGATTAATGACCAGATAATTTTAATCAAGGTGTTCGAATGATTTTAAGATAAATAGTATTATGCCAGCAAATCAATTAGGATACAAAAGTAGAGAAGATCTCATCCAGGAAATGCAATTACGTCTTGCAGACGGCATTGTGGATGTAGAACTAGACCGTGAACACTACGATACGGCAATAGATCTTGCATTAGCAAGGTACAGACAGCTCAGTTCGGGTAGTGTAGAAGAAAGTGTTATCTTTATTCAAACACAACCTGGAATAGTTGAGTATACATTGCCTGACGAAGTAATAGAAGTCAGAAGACTTTACCGACGTGGTGTTGGCACTAACAGTGGTTCAGGCAGTAATTTTGATCCGTTCGATGTTGCATTTAATAATATGTACTTGCTAAATGCAGGACAAATTGGTGGACTAGCAACATTTGATGCCTTTAGTCAATATAAAGAAACTGTTGGTAGAATATTTGGTAGTGAATACAACTTTACCTGGAACAGAAACAGCAAAGTTTTAAAAATTTTACGAAATGTAAACATAGATGAAGAAGTGGCTGTAGGTGTACATAACTTTATTCCAGAAAGTGTATTACTTGGAGACATTTATGCTTCCCCCTGGTTAGCGGCCTATAGTTTGGCCCAGAGTAAACTAATGTTAGGTGAAGCGAGAAGTAAATATGCAAGTGGACTACCAGGTGCTGGAGGTGCAATCCAATTAAATGGTGACACCTTAAAAGCAGAAGGTCAAGCAGAATTAGAACAGTTAAAGCAGAGCGTTCACAACATGGAAGAAGGGAATGCACCGTTAGGATTTATTATAGGTTAACACAGGCAACACAATATGATAATTGGTTTAGTTGGATTTATAGGTTCAGGTAAAGACACAGTAGCAAAAAAATTCGTAGAACACGGATGTGTACAAGATTCATTTGCGGCTCCCCTAAAAGACATTTGTAGTTCAACATTTGGTTGGCAAAGAGAACTACTAGAAGGTGATACAATAGAAAGCAGAGACTTTCGTGAAACTCCAGACATGTTTTGGAGTAGAAAACTAAACATACCAAACTTTACTCCCAGATTAGCATTACAATTAATAGGAACAGATGTGATGCGTAATCATTTCCATCAAAACATCTGGTTAAACAGCCTAGAATATCGTATACGTTGCAGTCTAAACACATCAAAATGTGTAGTAGTCAGTGACGCCAGATTCCAAAATGAACTCAAATTAATACATGAACTTAATGGCAAGATAATTTGGGTACAACGTGATACATTACCAGAGTGGTACGATACTGCTGTGAGTGCAAATGCAGGCAATGCTGTATCACGTAAAATAATGGAGACCAGATACAGAGACGTTCATGAAAGTGAATGGAATTGGGCTGGCTATCCTATTGATTATGTGATCAACAATGTAGGCACACTAGAAGAGCTGTACTCTCAAGTAGAAGATATCCGTACTGAACTATTTACAGCAAAGTTGAAGGCTATTTAGCAAAAAACGCTCAAAAATTTTTTTTTATTTTCCAATAAACTCGTTTAATACACTATTTTACTTATTTTGCATAAATAAGATGTATAAACAACTCAATTATGGGAGAATAAAATGGCGGAATTAGTATCACCAGGCGTAAGTATTACGGTTAGTGACGAGTCGTTTTATGCGGCCGCTGGTACTGGTACAGTACCCCTAATTGTCATTGCCACAGCAGAAAACAAATCTGCTCCAGATGGCAGTGGTACAGCAGGGTACACTACATCAGCAAACGCAGGAAACGTTTACTTGGTTACAAGCCAACGTCAACTACTTACTAACTATGGTAATCCACAATTTAAAACAAGTGGTGGCACACCACTACACGGTCATGAACTTAACGAATATGGCCTACAAGCGGCTTATAGTTTCTTAGGTCTTGCTAACAGAGCGTATGTTGTAAGAGCAGACGTAGACTTAGACGAACTAGAAGCAAGTTCAAGTGCACCAAGTGCTAACCCAGCAAACGGTTCTTACTGGCTAGACACTGCAAACACAGTTTGGGGTCTAAAGAGATGGGACGGAAGTGCATGGGTACGCCAAACAGTTAACACAACTCCAGTAGCACAAACTACTGCTGGTTCAGAGCCCAAAGCGGCTTACGGTGTTGATGGTGATTATGCTGTTGTATATGCAGATGATGACGGTGTTACACTTAGCGAAATTAAATTATATCAGAAAGTATCAGGTGCATGGTATCACATTGGTTCAAACTCATGGGATAGTGCAACATCTAATAGTTTCCAAGTAGCATTACACACAGCATTACCTGCTACAGGCAGTGTTGGTGACTTAGTGTTACAAATGAACACACCTAATAACGGTTCAACAGTTGTAGTTAAAGAATTTTCTGCAAGTACATGGACTACAGAAAGTGTTTATGGTAACGAATACTCTTATCAAGCACATGACTGGTTCTCAACTAGCAGTGGCTTAGTTGCTGGTGCGTTATGGGTAGACTACAGTGATGATAATGCAACAATCTCATTAAAGAGACACAACGGTTTACAAACATCTTCTGCAACTAGTGAAGAGTTTACAGGAACCATTGATACATCTACACACGGTGTAGGTAATGTATCTGTTAAGTTAGTCGTTAACAACAACGACGTGGTTAACGGTGCAAACGGTATCATCAATGTTGGTTTTAACGGCTTCCCAGCAAATGCAAGTGTTACAACTGTTGATGAAATGGTTGAAGCATTCCAGAGTGCTTTAAGCAGTGCTGACGATTCATTAACTGATAGTGCTGATATTACAGTTATTAATGACAATTCACAAATTGTTATTACAAGTAAGTCAGGTTACGATATTGAATTAAGAGCAGGTGATGTTGCAGGTTTTGACGCAACTGATATCCAGTTCCGTGATTCAGATCCATACACTAACTTTGAAGCATTAAGTTTTGAAGCAAGTGCTACAGCAGTTACTGGTGCATTAGCAGACGGTACATTATGGTATGACAGTCTTGTAAGCAATGACAGAATTGACATTATGTACAACAACGCAGGTACATGGAATGCTTACAGTGGCGATGTTAATGTTTCTGCTACAGAGCCTACATTAAGATCAGGCGGTACAGCATTACAAAACGGCGACTTATGGGTTGACAGTGGTGATCTTGAAAATTATCCTAAGATTTATAAGAGAACAAGTGGTGCCTGGGTAGCAGTAGATACTACAGACCAAGTAAGTGGTGACGGTATTGTCTTTGCTGACATGAGACCAAGTATTTCTGGTAACATCAGTGCAGATACTGCCAATGCTCCATTAGCAAGTAATTATCCTTACAACATTCTAGCATGGAACAAGCAATTATCAGGTGGTAATGTTAAGTCTTGGAATGCTAGTGAAGCACGTTGGGAAGATTACTCAGGTAATAAAACAGATGGTTCACCTTACATGTTAAGAAAAGCACAACGTAGAGCAGTTGTTAAAGGTTTACAAGCCGCTATCAACAGCAATACAGATATCAGAAATGAATCAAATCGCTTTAACTTAATCGCATGTCCTGGTTATCCAGAGCTTATGGACGAAATGGTAAGCCTAGCAACAGACAGAAAAGAAACTGCATTTGTTGTTGGTGATGCACCATTTAGACTTAAAGCAGATGCTTCAAGCACACAAAATTGGGCAACGAATGCCGCTAACGCAACAGAAAACGGTGAAGATGGTTTAATTACTCGCTATGCATATAGTGCAGTTTACTATCCACATGGTTTAACAAGTGATTTAGCAGGTAACAACATTGTTGTTCCAGGTTCACATATCGCACTTAGAACTATTGCATACAACGACCAAATTGCATTCCCATGGTTTGCACCAGCGGGTTTCCAACGTGGTGTTGTAACAAATGCTTCAAGTGTTGGTTATGTTGACGGCACAAGTGGTGAATTTAAGCCAGTGAGCTTGAGCGAAGGTGAAAGAGATAGCCTTTACATTAACAAGTTAAACCCAATTGGCAACTTCCCAGGAAGAGGCCTTGCAGTGTTTGGACAGAAAACTCTTAATGCTAACTCAAGTGCATTAGACAGAGTTAATGTTGCACGTTTGGTTGTTTACATCAGAGAAAGACTTGACGATATTGTTAAGCCATTCTTGTTTGAGCCAAATGATGAAAGCACACGAGCAAACGCAAAAGCAGTGGTTGACAGATTCCTCTCAAATCTTGTAACACAAAGAGGTTTATATGACTTCGTTACAGTTTGTGATGAAACAAACAACACTCCAGAGCGTATTGATAGAAACGAATTGCACATTGACGTTGCTATACAGCCAGTCAAAGCAATCGAGTTTATCTACATTCCGATTCGTGTACAAAACACATTGGGACAAACTGGTTAAGTTTAAATCAGTATTTAAACACAATGAAAGGCGCTTTTGGCGCCTTTCTTTTATTTAATTATAGCAGTAGTTAATAAAAATCTGCTATTTTTGATAAATATCATTATAAGAATATAGAACATTTTTTGTTCGTAGGAGATAAAAATGCCAATTTCAGTAGAGCCAACAAAAAGTAAATTTGGTGTTCCTATTAATGGAACTCCATCAGGCGTCTTAATGCCAAAACTGAAGTATCGCTTCAGAGTATCGTTGACAGAAAACTTTGGTGGCGAAGTAGACACAGTTGTTTTTACTCAGAACGTACAGAGTGTTGTTCGTCCAAAAATTACATATGAAGAAGTAACTCTTGATAGTTATAACTCACGTGTATATGTTCAGGGCAAACACACTTGGGAACCAATCACTGTAACACTAAGAGATGATATTTCTAATGGTGTAACTAAAGTTGTTGGTGCACAAGTTCAGAGACAACTTAATCACTTCCAGCAAACAACACCAGCATCTGGCGGCGACTACAAGTTTGGTATGCAGATTGAGGTTCTTGACGGCACTCAAAACACCCAGGCTACAGAAGTATGGTACTTGGAAGGTTGCTTCTTAACAAACGTTGACTACAGTGACGCGGATTATACAGCAACAGATCCAGTACAAATCATTATGACTGTACGTTATGATAATGCAACACATTATCAAGGTGATAACGGTGACTCTAGAATCCTATCAGGTAATCCGTTCCCTGATCCTGCAGACATCGGCGACTTGACAAACATCGCCTAACTAGGAGTTAGGGTATAGTTTTTGGAGATCTCGTAACATGAGTTTGCTACTAGACTTGTTTGGAAAAGGAGGCACTGGTAGAAAATTTTATGTGCGAGATTTCAAAAACGCATACAAATTCAGACCAGACGTAAACCCTGCAAGACAAAAATTTCAGGGTTACGTCAACTTCATTTTCAACAGAGAATTATATGAAAGTCTTTACGGTAATAGTGGAGACTTTCGTGCGACTATTAGTAGCATGGTCAGAACAGCAGATCTGCCTGGAGTCACATTTAATGTGGAAACCAAAAATGCATACAATAGAAAAAAACTAATACAAACAGGTGTACAATATGACCCTGTAAATATTACTGTATTAGACACGGTGGGTAATGAATGGCTTAGTGTATTGATGAAATATTTTTCATATTATTACATGGATCCACGCAACCTTCAAGACACAGGTAACCGTGATATAGATGCTAAAACACCGCGAAATGGAGAAAACTTAAATGCAGGTTCCAAATTTGGATTTGGTTCTGATGTTTGGGATAGTAACGTTGCAGGTTACAATCCTAGTATTACTGCTAACTTTTTTGAAAGAATAGACTATGTTTTATACCATGGCAATAAAGGTGTTCAATATAGTTTACTTAATCCATTATTAACACAATTTAAACCTACACCATTAGATTATTCAGATAGTAATTTTAGAGAATTTGAAATGTCGTTTGCATATGAAAAATTCACTACATATAATGTTACTAACTTTGATCTAGACGCAGAAGATTTCCGCAGATTTGAAAACGCAAGTCAATTAACCGGCCCAGCATTTGTTGCTGATCAAGAGCCTATTAGTTTAACTGAGCGTGAGTTGTCAGTGCTTGGTAAAACATCAACAGCACCTGGTGAAAGATCTCGATCTGGTCAGCCACAAAAAGAGCAACCTGCGCCTCCACCAAGTGAAGAGTCAGATGTGGATAGGATAGTGGCGAACAGTATGGGAAGTTTAACTAATGGCGGCGCAGTAACAACACCCACCAATGACGGTGATGATCAGGAAATCACTTCAGGCACAAAAGATTTGGTGGATGTATACGGTGTAAAAGCAAAATTTTCAGAGCAAAGTGCAGAAGCAAAGAATGGCGCATTGAGTTTTTCAGATGTGTTGTTAGACGTTGCTGACACAGCAGTGGCAACACTTATTAATGGTGGTGATGTTAAAGACGCCGCATTACAAACACTGTTTGGCGGAGCAACGACACTTATTAAACAGCAAAATTCTAATTTTAGTACCAGAAATGTAGACACTAGTAGCCCTAACCAACCAGACGATGTAGATGAAACTGCACCCACTCAGGGAGGTGGTGAATAATGCCTAACTCCACGTCTTTGTATAATACTTTTGGTAACGAACTTAAATACAGAATTACCGCTCAAACATTAGAAGCATACTTAGAAAATGCTACAATAAAATTTCCATTACCAGAAGCAAGTTCTACCATATTGGGTGAATTAGCACCTGTAGAAAATGTCAACCCAATGGAGTTAGAAGCAGTTCAAGTAAAGTTAGAGTCTATTGGATTTTCAACACCCAGTGCAAGAGCAATGTCGGCTGTTTTAATCCAAGTAGCAAAATCTCAAGGAGTAAGTCCTTTGCTTTATTTTAGCAGTAATGAAGCGGCTCTTAAATTGGCTGTAGATTCTTATGAAACAATCAATCTTTTAAGACCAGCAGGTAACAGAATTAATGTCACCCTACCCAAGAAAAACAGGCAGTCCAGATATAACAAATTAATTAGGCCTTAAGTTATGGCAGGTAAATTTGCACAGGGAGAATATGCTGTACAAAATCCTTCGAAGTATGTAGGAGGAAAGGCACCATTTTACAGAAGTAGTTGGGAGTTGGCATTTATGAGAATGTGCGACAGCCACCCTAATATTCATAAATGGGCAAGTGAAAATATAAAAATTCCTTATCAACATCCGTTTACTGGCAGATTTACCAATTATGTTCCAGACTTTATGATACAATACACAGATAAAGATGGTGCAACTCATGTTGAACTTATTGAAATAAAACCCAGCTCACAGACTACATTAGAAGCGGCAAAGAGTGTTAACAACAAAGCCGCTGTAGCAATCAATGCCGCAAAATGGACAGCCGCACAAGAATGGTGCAAACGCAAAGGCATCAGATTCAAAGTGATCAACGAAGATCAAATTTTTAAAACCAAAAAGAAAAGAAATCCTAAAGCCAGAATTCCCAAAAGGAGAAAATAATGCATCTCCTGATTGCTGGTGACAGTTTTGGTTTATTTGATACTCCATTGTACCCCACATCTGATCAGACATCAGAACCAGAAGGATATTTTAAGCAAGGTATAAGTTTTGGTGAACTAATTGCCAAAAAACTAGATATAGATATTTCCTGTTCAGCATGGGGAGGTATAGATATAAACCACAGTGTCATGAGAGCCTTGTATTATATACTACACAGTAAAATTCCAGTAACACATGTAATAATAAATCTTCCAGAGCATAAACGGCTAAATTACAGAGATATGTCATATATAGATGATAACATACTTGAAGAATTTTTGGCACGTGAAAATGTTATGGAAAGAAACTTAGATTCTGGAGATGCTTTTTTTAAAAATATAGAAAACTTTGATTTACAAGTTTTAGCAGAGACTACAATAAACGGCTATGATAGTATAGTGTATGACAGAAGAACCTTAATAGCAGATCATTTTAGCCAACTTTCAACAATTTATGTATTAGATCAGTACTGCAAAAATAACAATATTAATCTTATGGTTACTAGTATTGGTACAGGTGGACACCTCCCCTATCTAAGAAATCAAGAATTTTTAAATTACGAACATTTAATTGTTGTTGATAAGCCAGCAATGTATAATGCTGTTGACAGAAATATAGACTGGTTACTGAGGCCACAAAACCATTTGTTTCCAGACGAGCACAAAAAATTTGCAAACGCCTTGCTATCCGCATATCCTGATTTTTTTTAAATTTGTTTAATAAATACTAATATGACTAAAAAGCTCGAAGAAGAATTCAACCTACCACCAATGGATGAAGCACTACGTGATCATAATCACGGTGTAGAAAACCAATCATCTACAGAGATACAAACTGTGGAAGACGCAATCAGTATTAGTGAAAAAATTAATAGTGCATTAGCAGAAGTACGTGGTATGGAAGCACACGATTCAGAAATGGACGATATTGCTCAACAAGCAGTTGAAAGTTATGAACAACTGATGAGTTTGGGAATGAACATGACTGATATGGCGGCCGGACAAGTTTTTAACAATGCCGCCAACATGCTTAAAATTGCACTTGAAGCAAAAGACAGCAAAGTAAATCGTAAACTTAAACAGATAGACTTAATGCTTAAAAAAGCAAGACTGGACCAGACTGATAAAAAGTCTTCAGGTTCAGAAGATGTGCAAGAAGCAACCATCTTGGATCGCAATGAATTACTTAAATTGATCGGACAGCAAAACAATAAGAAATGAACATTTTAATAATTGGCGACAGTTGGGCTGTACCAAATTTCTATGGACCTCCAGGAGATGATCCAGAAACGCATATATCATGGTTGTTAGACGAAGCAGGATATTCTGTTTTTAATACAGGTCAAAATGGTAGCAGTAATTTTGGGGCACTTAACAGAGCAGAAGATTTTGCTGAAGGAAAAGAGGTAACAGGTCTCATACTAAAACATGCGGATTCGAAACGACACAGGTTCCCCATAACTGATCCCAAGTATTGTCCACAAGACACTCTAAAAAGACCAGACTCATGCAAAATAGATTGCATTATTTGGTTTTGCACAAGTTTATTGCGTGATCATGAATCAGGTACTCCTTTAGATATTCAAATAGCACATATCATGCATAAAACCTATCAAAAACTACATGAACTCAGAAAAAAACTAGATTGGCCCAAACTTATCGCTATAGGGGGAGCAGGGCCTATTGATGAATATAATCTTAAACAGTATGGAGACTTACACTATTGCATACCAAGTTGGCAAGCAGAATTATTAGGTATAGATATAGCAGAATACGAACATGTTAGTGGCGCTCTTAACAAATCACATAAGTTTGAAAGCGATAATTTAGAAAAATTTATAAGTGATGCTGAAGTGGTTGTAGATGCAATGAATCACAGTGACTTGTTTCCAGATAGTGCCCATCCGGGCAAAATTGCACACCGAGCACTTTTTGACAGACTTATTCCAGTGTTAGAGTCCATAAAAAACGATAAATAAGTGTAACAGGAGATTAACCATGCAATTTAAAGAATTTTTATCAGAAAGTTTTAACAAAGAGTACTCCTATCGTGTTAAAATAGCGGCTGATTGTGGTGCAGAGCACATGAATGCACTGGAAGATTGTTTACAAAAATACAATCTAGTTAGTGCGGCTCCTTGGAAACGTACACCTATCCAGGAAAATCCAATGGAGTTTGTGAGAGCAAAAGGCACTAAATGCACATCAGAAGTTTGTAGCACAGATGTAGTACTCAAATATCCTACTAATCCACGAATTTTAGAAGTGTGGTTAGCAGTAAACATGAACTTAGATCATGAACGAGTAATTGTTTATGATATCAAAGAGCCACGCAGACTTGAGGCAGACAATGCACAAGAGCGTACAGAATATAATAAAGATAGATCAGTAACTGAGGAAGATGCTGTATTAAATAATGAAGAACAAGCACATTATGAAATGCAGAATGAGGACTTAGATTTTGCTGTGTTTGGTGAAGAATACAATAAAAAATTCTTAGACGAACTACAGAAAATCAAAGCAGAAAAAGGTGCTGACTATTTTAAAAACTATCCAACTAAAGACGAGTTAATGGGTGATAACCTTAGAACAATGCATGATGACATGATGGGCATGCCTAACATGGGTAGAGGTGCAGAATCAACCAAAGAGGTTACAACAATTAATCAGCATACTGCCGGAAGAGCATAATGAGTGACTTAGATTTTAATCAAAAACTACTTAACATCATGGAAGGTTTTGGCTATGGTTACCAAGACGCAAACCAGGATAAAGAGTCAGTAACTTATAATAAAACAAAAACTACCGATAACGGAACTTTAACAGTTTCTGCTAACGCCAATAGCATGGAAGATCTCCACCAGTTATTAGCAATGGCTGGTATGGATCCGGAATTAGCAGATAAACATATTGAACCAGTGGGAGACGAAGAGGGCGATTGCAGTTGTGATGAGCCTGAACAGCCTGCCGACGTATCATACAGTACAGACAAACAGGCAATAGTAGATATGTTGAAAGATAAACTTCAACATAAATTATCCTAAAGGAGAAAATATGGAACTTTTAAATAAAGCAAAATCGTGGATTAAATCTAGAATAGCAGAAAGAACATCATGGGACGGTGCAATCATCCTTGGTGGCTCATTAGTATTATTATTCTTACCACATTTGGTTATTGACTTAGCACTTTATGCTACTGCATTATACGGTGCTTGGACTATTTGGAAAGAAGAATCCAAATAATTTTCCATTACTCGGCGAAAACCCTCATGTAGAGGGTTTCGTCTTCTATAAATAGTACATATGGCAAGAGGAACCGCAGATACCAGTCTGGTAAAATCAGCACATGCTAAAGTTGAGTATGATTCTACCACTTTGGCAGAATTTCAGCATTGTTGTGATCCTGATGGCGGACCTTTATACTTCATGAAAAACTTCATGAAAATACAACACCCTACAAAAGGTGGTATAGATTTTGACCCTTTTGACTATCAGTTAGAGCTCATAGAAAATTATAACAAGTACAGATACAGTATCAACATGTTAGGCAGACAGATGGGTAAAACCACTGTAGCCGCAGGTTACTTGTTGTGGTATGCAATGTTTAAACCAGATAGCACAATATTGGTTGCGGCACATAAAGCAACAGGTGCTAATGAAATTATGCAACGTATACGTTATGCATATGAAAGTTGTCCAGATCATATTAGAGCAGGTGTCACAGAGTACAACAAAGGCAGTATAACTTTTGATAATGGTAGTAGGATTGTAAGTAGCACAACAACAGAAAACACTGGACGTGGTATGTCCTTAACACTTATCTACTTAGACGAGTTTGCGTTTGTGCGTAATACCATTGCGAAAGAATTTTGGACTTCCTTGTCACCAACACTTGCAACAGGTGGTAAGGCTATTGTAACAAGCACACCAAACAATGACGACGATCAGTTTGCAATGATTTGGGCAGGTGCTAACAAAATGTTCGATGAGCACGGTAACGAAACTGAAGTAGGTGTAAATGGTTTTAGACCTTTTCTTGCAAAATGGGACGAACACCCAGAACGTGATGACTCCTGGGCATCACAAGAACGTGCAAGTATTGGTGAAGAACGTTTCAGGCGTGAACACGAATGTGAGTTCGTTATATATGAAGAAACTTTAATAAGTCCATTAAAACTTGTAGAATTAAAAGGGACTGACCCTATTAGAAGAATGGGCCAAGTGAGATGGTACAAGCACCCGCATCCTAATTGTTCGTATGTAGTAAGTTTAGACCCAGCCGCAGGAACAGGAGGAGACAGTGCAGGTATACAAGTTATAGAATTGCCCACAATGATTCAGGTTGCAGAATGGCAACACAACAGAACACCCGTTGAAGGTCAAATGAAAACCATGATGGATATCATGTATTACCTCAAAGAGATGAGTGTAAAACAAATATATTGGAGTGTGGAAAACAACACTATTGGTGAAGCGGCTCTAGTAGTAATCAGAGATACAGGTGAAGAAAACTTCCCAGGAGAATTTTTACATGAGCCTAAAAAAGTAGCAGGCAAACGTGGACGTAAGGGTTTCCATACTAGTCATAAGAGCAAAGTTGAAGGGTGCCTATCTCTAAAAAGATTAATAGAGTCAGATAAATTTACCCTTAATAGCAAAGTACTTATTAGCGAGTTGAAAAATTTTGTAGCAAGGGGAAATAGTTTTGCGGCAAAGCCAGGAGAGCATGACGATTTAGTTATGAGTTTAATGTTGTCTCTACGAATGATAGAATACATTAGTACGTTTGAAGATGATGTATATGAGGTAATAAACAGTAACCTATCTAAGGATGCCTTATCAGATTATGCTGACGACGAGGACGACTGGGATGGACCTATGCCAGTTGGTTTGCTATAATTAGATAAATACTGTTAAAGGAGATTAAGTTAATGGCAATTAATCGTGACTTAGTAGCAGAAAAAATCTTTAATGTACTGAAAGGCTTTGGTTTACCAGTAAAGAGTTTTGATGCTCAGGGTAAGTTAGTTATAGATCCGCAAGAAGCAACACGTTTTGCTGTTGCAGAACCTAATGTATTAGTTAGATTAGACAATGCAACAGACACGGTTACACTTGCTACAGGTGAAGATCTATTTAACGACAAACTTAGAAAAATGCTTAAAGAATTAACACACGATTATTTACTTAACTTTGATTACAAAAAATTTAATAAGAAAGTGCATCCTAAATCAGAGAAGATTGATATTGCACAATCGCAGGAGACCGATATGGCAGATGTAATGGAAGGTTTTGGTACCATGACAGGTAGCACTAAAACCAGTTACCAGCCACTTGATAATGTAAAAATTGTTGTAAAGCACAAAAAAGCAGTCAACGAAGAAGTGCGTGGTTCACGCAGTAGAAATATTCATAGCATCTACATTCAACGTGGTGAAGAAAAGTTTAGAATGACAGAAAATAATCTGTCAGCGGCAAGAGCAATGGCTAGACACATCAGTAATGGTGGTGAAGTTTATGATAACGTTGGCGAAAGCATTATGGAAATGGCTGCCGATTTAAGAAAACTTAAGGAATTTGTGCGTTATGTTAAAAACTCAGATTTAGTAAATGAAAATAATCAAGAGTATGTGTCCCTTGCATTTGAAAATATTAACAGTATCAAGGATACATTTAAAAAGTTAAGTGGTGTAAAAAGTTATGCTGTTGCAGTAGAGAGTGTGCTAGAAAGATCAAACACAGAAGTGTTAGAAGATGACATCGACTTAGAAAGTAAGTTTATCCAAACCCATTTTGATGATCGTGTTGCAAACGCAATGGATAGCATTAAACGTTCTATATCTTTACAACAGAGATATCAACGTGAAATTGCAGAAGCAATCAGTAAAGAGTCATTTGAAAATTTAAGAGATTCTTTACAAGAGAGTGACATAATTGATTTCACAACACCACAAGCACGTTTAAGTTATCAGGTAGGTCAACTAAGTGGTAGTGCATCCAATCCTGTACTAAAAAATCATTTAAACAATATTAGCAACAAAATCTCTCAAGGTGGAAGTTTAAATCAATTTGAATACTCCACTATCAAGAGTTGTTTACTAAGTGCTAGTGAAGCAAAAGTAAAACAAAGTGTAGCAGAAAGTGCAGAAGAGAGATACGAACAGTTTTTAGAGCAGTTTGATATTCTTTAACGTTGTGAAACGTTCTTCAGAGTAGATCTAAAGGCCCACAGATTGTGGGCTTTTTTTATGAGTTGTCTTTATGCTTCTGGTTTGCTACATGCTCTGCATAGTATATAGCAGTTTTTAAATCATGCATAGGTGCGTGTTTAAGATATAAGTAACTGATACTCATGCCCAGAAATAAAAATATTAAAAATTCCATTTTTTCCCTAGATTAAACTGTGGGCGTAATTGCTACCACAGTCCATATGAAAATAGCACAGAGGGTTAATACTTCTAGTTTATCTCTGAGCTTTTCAAAATTAATTTTGTCCATGTTTTTGTGTTTCCATATTATAACTTAAAGTTATATTCAATTATAATTTATGCTTATTTATTATATAGACCAGAAAAATACTGGAAACAGGCGTTTTCTGCTAAATAATACTGTTAGAAAAAGTTTTCCAAAAAAGGTTGACATTTTCTATCTAGGCATTATAATTAACAACAGTAGTACATTTCGTACTACGACTATGGCAAACATGGCATATAAGGAGAAAACATTATGGCATCTTTAGAAGAAATCCGTGCGAAGCTCGCACAAATGGAATCAAAGCCTGGTTCCAGTTCATCCCCCGCTCAAAGCGATAACGCAATTTATCCATTTTGGAACATTGACGAAGGACAGAGTTGTACTTTACGATTCTTGCCTGACTCAAATCCAGATAATACATTCTTTTGGGTAGAGCGTCAAATGATTCGTTTGACTTTCCCAGGAGTTGTGGGTGGTGAAAACAAACCTGTTACTGTACAAGTACCTTGTGGTGAAATGTATGGTGACAACTGTCCTGTACTAACTGAAGTACGTCCTTGGTTCAAAGACGCAAGTCTAGAAGACATGGGTCGTAAATATTGGAAGAAGCGTTCTTACATCTTCCAGGGGTTTGTTACAGAGAATCCACTTAATGAAGAAACACCTGACAATCCTATCAGACGTTTTGTTATTGGTCCTCAGATCTTTAACATCATTAAATCAGCATTAATGGATCCAGATATGGAAAACATTCCTACTGATTATGTAAATGGTACTGACTTCCGTTTGACAAAGTCAAGCAAAGGACAGTATGCAGACTACTCAACTTCCAAGTGGGCTAGACGTGAACGTAGTCTAGATGAAACTGAACTTGCGGCTATTGACGCTAATGGTTTGTGGAATCTTAACGACTTCCTTCCAACTAGACCTACAGAAGAGCACTATGCGGCTATCGCAGAAATGTTTGCGGCTAGTGTTGATGGCGAACTTTACGATCCTGCAAAATGGGGTAACTTTTACAAGCCTTACGGCATTGAAGTACCTGGATCAGCAGTTGAGCCTGGTGTACAAAAAACTACACCACAAGCACAACCTGCTCCAGCACAACCTGCACCTGTAGCAGAAACTACTACACCTGTAGCAGAAACTGCACCAGTTGCTGAACCTGCACCTGCAGAAAGTTCAGAGGATAAAGGTAAGCAGAGTGCTGACGACATTTTAGCAATGATTCGTAACAGAGCTAATTCTTAAGTAGGAGATAATAATGCAGAAACCTTTTGATCTGACTAAGTTTCGCACTGGTCTTACAAAAAGCATCACTGGCATTAGTGCAGGTTTCCATGACCCACAAGATTGGGTCAGCACAGGTAACCTCACACTCAACTATCTTATCAGTGGGGATTTCAATAAAGGAATCCCCTTAGGTAAGGTTAGTGTTTTTGCTGGTGAGTCCGGTTCAGGTAAAAGTTTTATCTGTTCTGGTAACATTGTTAAACATGCACAAGACATGGGTTGCCAAGTTGTGCTGTTTGACTCAGAAAACGCTCTTGATGAGGAATGGTTACAAGCACTTGATGTGGATACCACTCCAGAAAAACTTTTGCGTATCAGTGTAAGCATGATTGACGATGTTGCTAAAGCAATGTCAGAATTCATGAAAGATTACAAATCAAACTACGGTGATCTTCCTTATGAAGAAATGCCTAAGTTAATGTTTGTGATTGATTCCTTGGGTATGTTGCTAACACCAACTGACGTAGATCAGTTTAACAAAGGTGACATGAAAGGTGATATGGGCCGTAAGCCAAAGGCATTGACTGCTTTGGTTCGTAATATGGTAAACCAGATTGCTCCTTTCCCTATTGCACTGGTTGCAACTAACCACACTTATGCATCACAAGACATGTTTGACCCAGACGATAAAATCTCAGGTGGTCAAGGCTTTATCTATGCATCAAGTATTGTGGTTGCAATGCGTAAACTTAAACTCAAAGAGGACGAGGATGGTAACAAGACATCAACTGTACAAGGTATTCGTGCCGCATGTAAAGTTATGAAGTCGCGTTACAGTAAACCTTTCGAAAGTGTACAAATTAAGATCCCATATGAATCTGGAATGGATCCATATAGTGGTCTATTGGATTTGTTTGAAGCGAAAGACATTCTTGTAAAAGAAGGAAATAAACTCTCATATACTTCTCCACTTACAGGTGAAATTATCAAAGAGTTCAGAAAAGGTTGGACTTCTGACAAGTTACAGATAATTATCGACGAATGGGATAGTCAAGCAGACGAAAGTCTGCCAGAAGACATTGATCCTGATTCATTAGAACCTGTAATTGAGGAGATTGTTGATGAGTCCTGAGGTAGCACTTTTAAACGAAGTCTGGGAAGTTGTTAAACAACAACTTAACAAGAAAGATCGCGTACAAGTAGCAGAAGACATTCTTAGATGTTTTCAAGATAATGTAGATATGTCAGATTTAGATTTATATAAAAATGAATTTGACAGCCCTATGAAAACTGCTATTTTGTCATTAAATGATGAATGGGACGATCTTGAAGAAGACGACGAAGAAGACTGGGATTATTAAAATATGAGTACTTGGTATAACAAAGTTGTATCTGATTTAGGCAACATTATAGACTGTATCAATTATTATGAAACAGAACTGGATAATGCCAAGTATGAATGTCGTATAAAGGGTAGCCTGGAGAAATCCAGTGCCGCCCTACCCGGCCTCACTGAACAAAGGTTTAATCAATTACAAGAAATAGAAGCAATACTTGAACATGTTAATATTGAATTGCGTAAAGAACGCAGTAAAGTATTTAGAAAGTATCTTGAAAGTTACAACAGACAACTTAGTAGCAGAGATGCCGAAAAGTTTGTAGATGGCGAAGATAGTGTTATTACCCTTACACACTTAGCCAATCAGTTTGCTCTTTTGCGTAATCAGTATTTGGGCATTATGAAAGGGTTAGATACAAAACAATGGCAAATAGGACACATTACCAGACTAAGAACAGCAGGAATGGAGGACATAGTCATAGACTAGATCTTCATGGTGTTAGACATCATGAGGTAGAGCTGTTAGTAGAAAATTTCATTTATCTTAATCAAGATAATATTCCCCTTACCATCATATGTGGTAATAGTCAAAAAATGATTGATCTTGTATACGAAGTAATCAACACCATAAAATGTGACGAAGTAGTTATGGATCAATATGGTGTTGTAGTTATCCGAAAAGTATAATAAGGTTGACACAGCAATAATAAATGTTATTATATAGGTAAGTTTGCACGAGTGGTATTTCGTAAACTGGGTTGGGCAAAAAGTCCTGTAAATTCCCTATGTGTACCGCAAACTATTTGCCCTGTTCGTCTAGTGGTTAGGACACCGGGTTTTCATCCCGGCAACAGGAGTTCGATTCTCCTACAGGGTACCATATAAGTCAACAGCACTTGGACTTTAAATAGTGCATCAGAGTAGAGGGCAGGCGGCGACCCTGCAACTTGCGGGTTGATTTAAACTCAGCCCGCCAACTATTTTATAAGGAACATATTATGGGTAGCAAACGGAACTACACCCCTGAGCAAGTACGTCAATTACAAGGCTCAGTAAAAATAGAACACACACTGGCAAAAAATGGTGCAAAAAAATTAAGACAACTTTTTGCTACAAAGCCATATGTTAATACATTTGGAGCATACAATGGGCAACAGGCTGTACAACACGTTAAAGCGGGACTTGACGCTATATATCTATCAGGATGGCAAGTCGCGGCTTCTGCTAATTCACAAAATGAGACTTACCCTGATCAAAGTTTATATGCGGTTGATTCCGTTCCTAATGTGGTGCGTAGCATTAACAATGCGTTTCGCAGACAAGATCAAATCTCTGTGTCAGAGGGCGGAGAAGGCTTTAACTTTGCACCAATTATTGCTGATGCAGAAGCAGGGTTCGGCGGAGCACTCAACTCATACGAGCTCGCCAGAAACTTAATTGAAGCAGGTGCGGCGGCTGTACACTTCGAAGATCAACTTGCAAGTGAAAAGAAATGCGGACACTTAGGCGGCAAAGTTCTTATCCCTACAAGCCAAGCGATCAGAAACTTAAATGCGGCCAGGTTAGCAAGTGATGTTGCTGAAACAGACACAGTTATTATTGCTCGTACTGATGCAGAGAGTGCTAAATTGTTAAGTAACAATGTAGATGATTTAGACAAGAAGTTTTGTACAGGCAACAGAACGCCAGAAGGTTTTTATGAAATCAATGGTGGTATGGAGTACGGTGCAGAACGTGGACAGGCTTATGCCGAGTATGCAGATTTAATTTGGTGCGAAACAAGTACACCAAGTTTAAAAGAAGCCAAGTACTTTGCTGATGCTGTGAGAGGAGCCTTTCCAGATCAGATGTTAGCATACAACTGCTCACCAAGTTTTAACTGGCGTAAAAGTATTCCTAGCACCGAAGAGCTCAAAGATTTTCAGTGGGAGTTAAGCAAATTAGGATTCAAGTTTCAGTTTATCACACTTGCAGGATTCCATGCTACAAACTATGCTGTATTTGATTTTGCAAAACAGTATAAAGAAACTGGCATGTTAGCATTTAGCGATTTGCAAGAGCGAGAGTTTAAAGCTCAAGCAGATGGATTTACTACAGTTAAACATCAACGTGAAGTTGGCGTTGGCTACTTTGATTTAATCAGTGAAGCAGTTGGTGCAGGCAGTACTACTGCATTAGCGACCAGCACTGAGGCGGACCAATTCTGAATTTTGTAAAAGTACGCAAACCTGAATTACCTGACGATACTCTTAATAGTCAGTATTACAGGACAAACAAGATAGAGTTCGATAATATCGATTGGGGGAACTCTATTGTGTTGTTTGGTTGCTCTAATACATTAGGCACAGGCCTATTGTATTCAGATACTATTGGAGCTCAACTAGAACAGATTATAGGATACCCTGTAATTAACATGGGAATGAAAGCAGGGTCAATTCAAAGTAGCATATATAATCAGGCAACACTCGCAGAACATTATATGCCCAAAGCAGTGGTTAATATCTGGACATCTATGTACAGAATAACTCAGTGGATTAAAACAAACAAGGCACCACTTAATTTAGGCCCTTGGTTAAATGTAAACGATCAGGCTGAAAGATTATATACTAAAATGTACGAAGTATGGACACTTCGGGACAATCCAGCCCAACATGCCACATATCTAAGAACAGTATCCAAAGCATTATGGCAAAACACTGAGTATTACGAATGCTCCTTATTCGCAGATACAGCAAAAAACTTTGGGATATCTGAGATTCCAACCATTGATCTTGCCCTAGATCAAGAGCATCCAGGACCTAAAACAGCACTATATATTGCTCAAAAAATAGCAGAAAATCTAAAATTCTAAGTAAATCAAGCACTTAGACACACTCAAAAAGGTTGACAGATCGTTAGAATTTGCTATTATATACATGTAACGTTAATTAATTGCTGTGGGAGGCAAACTATGCAAAATACGCAAGTAAAAATTTTAAACGGTGTTTACAATAACAAGCCTGTAGTAGATGTAGTAACTACTCTGCTCAAGCCTGTACAAGAAGGTCGTAAAGGTCTTTATGTAACTGTAACGCCAGATGCTGTGGGATTGGAAGATCGTAACAGCATTAGGGTTCAGGTTGATAGTGCTGACGATGTAGAAATTTTAGGTACTACTGAATCCAAACAAGCCAAGAAGGCTAAAAAGAACGAAACTCCTGAAGAGGCAATGGATAGAATCCGTAAAAGGTTTGCTATCCTGGATCAAATGACTGATGCAGTTGCTAACGGTGTAGTCCGTGGTTTGATTGTGTCAGGCCCTCCAGGTGTTGGTAAGTCGTTTGGTGTTGAGAAGATCCTTGACGAATACGACATGATGGCTAAACTTAGTGGCAAACCACCAAGGACTGAAGTTGTCAAAGGTTCTATGACGCCAATTGGTTTGTATCAAACACTTTACATGAATTCAAACGAAGGTGACATCCTGGTATTTGATGACTGTGATAGCATCTTGTTTGATGAAGTGTGTTTGAACATGCTTAAGGCTGTACTGGACAGTGGCAAGAAGCGAACTATTTCGTGGAAGTCAGAAAGTGCGGCTTTGCGTAGGGAAGGCATTCCTGACAGATTTGACTTTAAAGGTGGTTGTGTGTTTATTACTAACGTGGATTTTGAAAATGTGCGTAGTAAAAAGATTAAAGATCACCTTGAGGCATTGATGTCACGATG